AAATTCTCAATTATTTATTATGTATTTAACTAATAAATTTCCAGATTTATGGAAAGTAAGCAAAGAACTGATACACAGTAAAACGGAAAATTATGACGCAGAACCAAGTCAAAGAGATAGAAAGAAAATTGAGTCTCTTGCCAGACAACTTCTTGAAGGAAATTCCAATAACGGCAACTGAAAATGTTGCTTTTAGGGCTGACCTACATAGTTATTTGGCAGGTGCATCAAGACAAGCACGTAATGATTTTATTCAAATGTGCGTAGTCAAACCCCAAATAGCGTTTAAAACTATGTTTTGGACATTTCAACCACGCCCTGAAATACAACCTTATGGAGTATTACCATTCATAACTTGGGATTGGCAAGATAGAAAAATTGAAGAATTAGTTTATATTATGACCCATGATGGTAAAGTACAAGCTAAAAAATCTCGTGAAGTTGGAGGAACTTGGATTATACTTGGATGTGGTCTTATATTGTGGTTGGTAAGACCTCGTACAATGGGACTTGTAATTAGTCGAAAAGAAGAACTCGTTGAAAAGAAAGGTAGTCCTGACTGTCTTTTTTGGAAACTTGATTACATGTTACAAAATTTACCCGAATGGATTACACCATCTTTTGAACGTACCGAAAGACATTTAAAAAATAATTGGAATGATTCAGTTATTGATGGTGAAACAACTGCTGGAAATGTAGGTAAAGGTGGACGTAGAAATTGGGTATTTTGCGATGAATTTCCTGCTGTTAAACATTCTGAAGCGGTTTGTATCGAAAGGGCTTTGTCAGACACCGCCAGTTGCAAAATATATTTGGGTACGTCCGAATATAGGTCACACCCATTTAGCAAGATGGGAGTTCAATCTGGTACGATTAAAATGGCTTTTGGATGGTGGTTACATCCGTTTAAAGCATTAGGATTATATTGGTCGCCCGACATTAACCAAATAGTTATAGAAGATATTATATACTATCAAAAGTTAGCACCAGATATTTTTAATCATGTGCAAAAAGGACAAACAATTAAATATTCAGACCTTATGACTGAATTATTTATGAAATATCCTGATATTAAAATGTCATTTGTGGCCGATGGTGGCAAACCAGATAAACCAAAATGGCGTTCTCCGTGGTATGATAAACAAGAAACTGAACGTACTCCACTTGATGTTGCTACAAATCTTGATATGAATGAAATTGGTGCTGGAGATATGGTATTTACTGCAGCAACATTAAATCAAATGGTAGAACTTTCAAAAAAACCTGATTATGAAGGTGAAATATTATATGATGTTATCGACAATAAAGTATTTCATCATAGATTTATATCTGGTGGTAAGGGTAAATTTAAATGGTGGGGTGCATTAGGCGGTGCAAGACCATTACAAAATCATAACTATGTTATGGGATGTGATATTTCATTAGGTCAAGGTCAATCAAACTCGGTATGTTCAATATTTGATGTAGATACTCGTGAAAAAGTTGGTTGTTGGGTAGATTCAAATACTTTACCCGAAACATTTGCTGATACCGTATATGCTATAGGACAATGGGTAGGTGGTATGTCTGGAGTACCATTACTTAATTTTGAAGCTAATGGTATTGGTCAAGTATTTGGTAAAAGGATAAAAGCATTAGGTTATCAACTTATATATAAAACAACCAATGAAAAGAAAGGTTATCGTGAAAGACTTACTACAATAGGTTGGTATAATAGCTCTAATACTAAACTTGAATTATTATTATCATATAACGCAAGTTTGACTGCTACTTTTCATCCAGCAATGAAAGCTAAAAAATTCGTAAATTATGACCAAGATTCAATACGTGAAGCAGAAGATTACATATTTAATGGTAATCAAATTATTCCTTCACAATGTGTAGAAGACTCTGGCGGAGCTAAAATGACACACGGTGATAGAGTTATTGCTGATGCTTTGTGTTGTTTAGCTGCACAAGACCAATATTTAGCTGAAAAAAAGTTCGAGCAAAATGTTGTTGGTTCGTTACAATGGCGTAAAAATAGACAAAAACAACGTGAATATGAAGAAAAAAATAAGGTCAAATTATGGCTAAATCTATAAAAGACGAAACAGATAAAAAAGTAAACTATGTTGGTCGCTTACATAGGGCTATAGTTGCCTGTAAAAAAATGAAACATAGTACAGATAAAAAAAATCTCAAAATGCTTGATACTTATGCAAGTAATTATTACAAAAATGAAATTGGTACAGGAGACCCACATCCTCTAAATTTAATTGATAGAGCAGTAAGTATCTGGCTTCCTTATCTTGTAGGTGGTTATCCTAAAATAATTATAAGTCCAAGAATAAATCTACAATTTACACCATTTGCTAATGTGTTTCAAATGTCATTAAATCAATTATTAAGAGATATGAAATTTGATAATCGAACATTACGTCCTGCTGTTTTAAATAGTTTATTTAGTCAAGGTATTGTAAAAACTGCAACTGATAAAAGTGGTACATTTAGATACAAGGGTTATTTATCAGATTTCGGAATACCATATAGTGAAATTGTATCAGATTCTAATTATGTATTTGATATAACTGCAAAAGAACGTGAACAATATGAATTTGAAGGTGATATTTATTATATTCCTACAAAAGATGCACGTGAAGAATTTCCTAAATATGCGGATAAAATAACGCCAGATTTTAAACTTTATGGTGATAAATCCGCTAAAGAAATTACTAATCCTAATCATATACAATATAATGAATTAAAAGAATATTCTACTTTTATAGACCTTTGGATTCCACGTGAAAAAGTAGTAATTACTATTCTTCCTCCACATAAAGAATGTACTAAAATATTAAGAACTGTGAATCATTCAGGGCCAATTTCAGGCCCTTATGATATATTAACGTATAAAAACTTCCCAGAAAGTACTGTACCAATTCCACCAATATATACATTAATGGAATTAGATACAGCAATTAATTGTCTATTTTCAAAAGCACGTAATCAAGCTGAAAGATTAAAAAAGGTTGGTATTGGTACTTCTGGCAATACTACTGATTTTGAAACAGTTAGAGATTCAAAAGATGGTGATATGCTTCTTTTAACTAATCCAGAAAATGTAAAAGAACTTACACTTGGTGGAGTTGTACCTGAAATATATGATTTTATCGGATTTTCATTAAATCAATATAGTGAACAAGGTGGAAATTTATTTACAACTGGTGGAAGAAAATCTCAAGCAAAGACTCTTGGACAAGAAGAAATGTTAATGTCTAATGCTTCAAGGACATTAAATGATATGTCTCAAGCAGTTCATAGATTTGCTTCAAATATTGCAGAAAAACTTGCTTTTGAACTTTGGAATAATCCTACAATGCAAATTAAAACTATTAGAGACCTTCCTGGAGGAATACAAATACCAAAAATATATAATCAATTACAACAAGAAGGTAAATTTACAGACTACTATCTTAATATAGAAATGTATAGTATGCAAAAACTTACACCTGAACAAAAATTGCAACGTATAATGCAAATATTGACTGGTTGGATATTACCTACATCACAATTAGCTGCACAACAAGGACAACAACTTAATATTCCAGTTATTACAAAGGAACTTTCTACATACATGGACTTGGAAACAGATTCTTGGTTTTTAACTGAAAATCCTATGCAAAATCAAGGTATGCAACCCAATTCATATCAACCTATGGGACAAATGGGTGGTCAAAATCAAATGTCAACTAAGACTAAATCTTCTGACCAAAGGTTTGGTGCTTCCCAAGCTGATAACCAAAATAATAAAAATGCACAATTAAACGCACAAACTCAACCTAAAAACGAAGGATATTAATATGGCAGGTATAGCGACATTATCAACGAAACTTAAAGTTACTGGTATTGGTGATGATATTGAAGTAACATCTTCTCAAGCACTTACAGTACCAGTAGAACTTATTAAAGGTTATACAGTTGTTGATACTGCAACTACTGTTGCATTACAATTATTTACTGATATAACTAAAATTGCACTTGATAAAATATATGGAGTATATATAAAAGCTGAATCTGGTTATATATATCTTATAGTTAATACTGCGGGTACAACTACTTTTACTTCGGCAACTGCAGATTTTGTACTTAATGTCGGCGAAAGTTGTTATTTGCCAATAAATCCATTAGCAAATTTAGGATTGAAAATAGACGCTTCAGCAATAACAGATTCATTAAGTTATATAATTTTAGGAAAGGCTTAGAAATGCCCATATACGAATATAAATGTCCTAATTGTGGTACTAAAGAAGAAGTTATTACTACAAAATATGAACCATCAGAATTTATAAGTTGCAAATGTGGTTCACGTAAAAAGAAAATAATTTCATTACCAAATACAGATTTAAAAAATAATGAAAGATTATCAAGTACAATGGGTGTAAATCCAAGACAAATAAAAGAAGCTGAAAAAAGATTTCCAGGTTCTAAATATACTCCTGATGGTAGATTGATTATAAATAATAGACAAGATAAAATTAAAAAATGTAAAGAAAGAGGTCTTTCTGAATTAGATTAATATAAAATTTCATTGACAAATTGATTGATTGAATATTATAAGGAACTTAACAATGGATAAAGAAACTGAAAATATTGAAACAACTAACCAAACAGAAAGTACTTCTGACAAAACCGAATTAACTCCACAAGAACAATTCGGTGAAAAAATGGATGAAATCTTATCTCCAAAATCTGATGATAAAAAAGATAAGAATAATAATAAACAAGTCCAAGACGAAAGTACGGACGAAAATATAGATTCGCAAGACGATGAAATCGTTGAATCTAATGAAAATCAAGAAACTACTGAAATAGACTCAGAGGTTCTTGAGGTTTTAAATGACTATGGTCTTAAACAAGAAACCATAGACAAAATTCTTGAAGAATCACCACAACTTATTGCAGCTATCAAAGAAGAACTGAACTTAGAAAAGAAAAATGATAAGCCAGTTGATAAAAAACCTGCAAATACTGATACAAAAAATCAGTATAAAGAGTTAAAACTTGATGTTGACCCTGACCTTATTGATGAAAAACTCAAAACGAGTCTTGACGAAATAGTCAAACGTATCAATGAACAAGGTAAAGTCCTTGAGTCAGAGTCACAAAAACTTAAACAGGAACGAGAAAATGCATATCAAAATCGCATTGACTCACACTTTGATAGACTTGAAAAGACATTACCTATTGTGGGCAATTCTTCAAAACTTACGGAAAATCAATATCAGCAAAGAATTAGAATTTTCCGTCATGCACTGGTAACATCAGAAATTGATAATATACCAGTTGAAAAGGCAATTGAAATTGAAATTAATAAGATTAAAAATCAAGACAGTGAAAAAGTCGCTGGTCAAAAAATACTTGATAAATTAGAAAATCAAAAGAAACATTTTATACATAAACCAACTCGAAGACATTCTGAAATATCAAGTATGAAATTTGATAGTGACCAAGAACGTAAAGAAGCAATAATGGCCGAAGCGTATAAGGCCGCTAATATTGCCGAATAATCCTTTTAATACAAAGGTGTAAATATGAATAATTCAGGTATTTCGCTAAATCAATTCTTGACGCTGCTTAATGCGACAAGAGATTACTTCATTCCAGATAAATTAACTATGACGTTAAATTATCCGAGATATGAAGTATTAAATGATATACTTCGTAACCGTAAAAAATTCGCTTCTGGCGAAAGATATACTTCAAATATTCAACTTGAAGATGCAACTAATGGTGCTGCAGTTGGTATGTTCTTTGTTCAAGACCAATCGAATATTTATGATACTGACCACAAGGTAATATCAGAATGGAAACATTATACAAATAACGTTTCTTATGACCTTGCTCAAGTTGATATTAACAAAGGTGATAAAGTCAAAGAATATGACTATATCCAGTCTCAGAAAATGGCAATGTTTAGAAAAACTGCTGATGATATTCAGGCACAATATTGGTCAGCACCTGCAACAGCCAGTGATACTACGAAGATTTTTGGCCCAGCCTGCTGGTTGACAAAAGGTACTGATAATAGTACTGGTGGATTTACTGGAACAAGT